ATTGTGGGAAGGCTTAACGCAATCTGGCGGCGCATATGCCTATCCGGGAACTGCTGGTGTTGTTGTTCTTCTCAGCGCGTCTGGCGCAACTGATGCTGGTTTGATTGTTCAGGTCAACGGTTTGGATGCAAACTACAATTTGCTTTCTGAAGCCGTCACTTTAAACGGTTCAGGCACTGCGACGACAACCAATTCGTTTTTCCGTATTAATGGCATGTTTATAACGAATGGCGTTAATGCGGGTATTATTACGGGTAAGATTGCTACTGTTCTTTATGCCCAGATCAACGCAGGTGTTGGTCAGACGCAGATGTCGCTTTACACCGTGCCAAAAGGTTACACGTTTTATCTGTCATATGTTCAGGGCAACGCAAGTATTGGATTTACGTCCAGCAACTACATGATTTTTGCTGAATACAATAAATTCAATCTTGCCAGCACAACCCAAGAAAACGGATACAATTACACGTTGAATGGCAACACGACATTGTTGTCGCAGTCGCCGTTTGTGCAGATTTTCAACATTCCATACACGGTCCCTGTAGGTCACCCCGGCGGAACGGATATCCAATTCCAAATGAAGTCCAATACGGGCGGCCCATTTGTTGGTTCAATCTTCGCAGGTGGTTATCTTATTGCTGATGCTACTAACACGAACTTCTAATTAGGAGTCGTTATGACCACGAGCAATACATATGCTTTTAACCCAAGTTTAGGCGAGTTGACGCTGTACGCGTTCAATTTGGCTGGGGTTAGAAGCATGGCTATTGCTCAAGAGCATATGGAATCGGCTCGTATGGCGACCAACTTAATGTTGTCTCGCTGGGCCAACCAAGGCGTTAATCTTTGGAAAGTAGAACTTGTGACGGTAAATCTTGTCACGGGAACTTCCACATATAGTGTTGATCCAAGCGTGGTTATGGTTTTGGATGCTTATGTCACGACGACAAACAGCGGACAAAACATAGACCGCATTATTCTTCCAGTTAGCCGTACAGAATACGCTTCTTATCCCAATAAGACTCAGCAGGGGTTCCCCACCGTTTACTGGCTGGATAGGTTAATAAGCCCCACATTAACTGTTTGGCCCGTACCCAATACATCAACTGGCCCATCCACATTAAGTTACTATGCTGTCACGCAAGTCCAAGATTCCAACTTCACTGGTGGTCAAACTGTAGACATACCCTATCGTTGGCTAGAGGCGTTTGCCAATGGTTTAGCTTATCGGTTAGCCCGTATCTGGAATCCACCACTTACGCAGATGCTTAAGCCAGAGGCAGATGAGTCGTATGCGATTGCCGCGCAACAAGATACAGAGTATGTATCTATGTACGTTAGCCCTATGGTCTCCGGCTACTGGCGCAATTAAGGAGGCGTAAATGGGTTATGCCTCACAATCCGGTCGCGCTAGGACAAGCAGTAAAAATCCACAAGCCTTTGGCGTGTGTGACCGTTGCGGCATGTGGTACAACCACGTTGATTTAGCTTGGCAATTCCAGTGGGGAGGGGCAAGTTTAATAAACCAGCGCATCCTTGTATGCCGTCCTTGCAATGACATCCCACAAAACCAGCTTCGCGCTATTGTCCTTCCTGCTGATCCAGTTCCAGTGATGAACCCTCGCACTGAGCCGTATGCTGCGGATGAGACGGGTTATACCGTTACGTCATTGAACGCCACGACAGACCCAACGACTGGCTTGCAAGTTACAAATCCAACATTCCTAGTGGATGAAAATGGTAACAATGTAACAACCCAGCCAATTGGGCCGCCTGTAGGATTGACTCAAGCCGCCATTATGCCGTTGCAGAACACCATAACCTATGGCGTAACGCTTCCGGTCGTTTCCATGACCGCAAATGGCGGGACAATCATTACAGTAACATGCTCTGCTTCCACAGGGCTTAATACAAACAACCAAATTTCAGTCCAAGGCACAACTAAGGGAGCCGCGACTGATGGCTTCTATAGCGTAACCGTAAACACAGCGACGCAATTTACCTACACAGTTGCTCAAAACGTAGCTTCTGGTAGTATCTTGGGGTCTACAACACTGGTTAAAACTGCTATAGTTGGTGTGCCGTACAATTATTCGCAGATACCTCAGACAGGGCCGCTGGCATGAGCAACGTAACAATTCCAAACCTGCCGTCAGTTACGAGCCTTAGTGGGTCGTCTGAACTTCAAGTTGTTCAAAGTGGAACATCTTACCGCGCAACAGCACAGCAGATTGCTAACCTGAATGCTAATGGTGGAACGGTAACGTCTATCACGGCGCAAAACCCACTTTCTGGCGGTACGATTACGACTACAGGTACAATTGGTTTAAACAATAATGGCGTAACCAATACGTATTTGGCCCAAATGAATGCCAACACCCTCAAAGGTAATAATACTGGGGGTAGCGCACAGCCAGTTGATTTGACTGTTGCGCAGACTATGACAATGTTGGCCGCAGCGCCACTTGCATCGCCAAATTTTACTGGAACACCAACGGCCCCAACGCCATCTACGTTAGATAATAGTACGCAAATTGCGACCACGGCATTTGTTAATGCCCAAGGTTATGTCCCTAATACCGTATCTATTATTGCCGGAACAGGGTTGGCAGGTGGCGGTACACTTGCGGCTTCTCGTACTCTTAGCCTTGCATCAATTTCCAACAATACGCTTCTTGCAAACGTAAGCGGCGTATCGGCGGCTCCTACGCCTAATTCCCTGTCCGCAATTATGGATTCGGCTTTTACCAGTACGCAGGGCGCAATTCTATATCGTGGCGCATCCAATTGGGTGGCATTGTCTCCGGGTACAAATGGTCAAGTTCTTCAAACTGGTGGCCCAAGTGCTAACCCTTCTTGGCTGACTGTGACGGGTGCAGGTACAGTTACAAGCATCGGCGCGGGTACGGGATTAAGCAGCAGTTCAACCAACCCAATTACGGCGGCTGGTACGCTTTCCATATCCAATACTGGCGTTACCGCAGGGTCATATGGTTCTGCTTCAACGGTTCCCAATTATACGGTTAATGCACAAGGACAATTAACGGCAGCGGCCAGTACGTCTATTGCTATTTCAGCAACTCAAGTAACGTCTGGCGTATTGGCTATTGCACAAGGCGGCACGGGTTTGTCTGCTCTTGGAACGGGTGTTCAAACGGCTTTGGGGCAGAATGTTACTGGTTCAGGCGGCATTGTGTTGTCAACTTCGCCAACGCTTGTGACGCCTACTTTGGGTGCGGCATCCGCAACCAGCGTTGCAATGACAACGGGTACGATTTCAACCACGCCATCTAATGCAACGGACATTGCTAATAAATCATATGTGGATGCGGCGGTCAGCAACGTGAATTATCATGCTGCTTGTAACTATGGCACAACCGCAGACCTTGGAAACGTCACTTATAACAACGGCACATCCGGTGTCGGGGCTACAATCACCAAGACATCGCCTTTTGCTACCTTGGCTATTGACGGTGGTAGCCCATCGGTTGGTCAGCGCATTCTTGTTAAAAATGAAACAAGCGGCCAATATAATGGTATTTACACGGTTACCAGCGTTGGTTCTGGTTCGGTTGGTTGGGTGCTTACCCGCGCCACGGACTACGATCAAACGGGCGTTGGACAAAATGAAATTGCCCCCGGCGATACAACCTTTGTCATTTCTGGCACGGTTAATGCGGGTACGCAGTGGGTTCAGACCACCGATTTCCCAATCACCATTGGCACAACGCCTCTTACGTTTGTTCAGATTGGTGGGCCGGGTGTTTATTCCGCTGGTACGGGTCTTACATTATCAGGCAACGTATTCAGCATTACAAATACGGCGGTTACAGCCACTTCATATGGCTCATCCACTGCCATACCTACGTTTACGGTCAATGCACAGGGCCAGTTAACTGCGGCGTCTACTGCGGCGGTTATTGCTCCGGCGGGTACGTTAACGGGTACGACATTAGCATCAAACGTGGTCTCATCGTCCTTAACCAGTGTTGGAACAATCGCAACGGGTGTTTGGAACGGAACAACTATTGCAACGGGATACGGCGGCACTGGATTGACGACATTCACGTCTGGCGGCGCAGTATATGCTACGTCATCGTCTGCATTGACCACGGGAACACTGCCTATTGCATCTGGCGGAACGGGGCAAACAACTGCTTCTGCGGCGTTCAATGCATTGTCGCCAATTACGTCTACGGGCGATTTAATTATTGGCAACGGCACAAATAGTGCAACCCGCCTTGCAATCGGCACAAATGGTTATGTTTTAACTTCTAATGGGACAACGGCATCTTGGGCCGCTGCTTCAGGGGTTACGTCATTCACATCGGGTACAACGGGACTTACGCCATCATCCCCTACAACAGGTGCGATTACTCTTGCAGGTACGTTAAATACTGCAAATGGCGGCACGGGCCTTACAGGATTTACCGCAGCCAATAATGCTATTTATTCCACATCGTCGTCCGCATTAACGGCAGGAACACTTCCTGTGGCGGCTGGTGGTACGGGCGCTACAACACTTACTGGTGTGCTTAAAGGCACGGGTACAACAGCAATTACGGCGGCAACGGCAGGTACGGATTATGTTGCACCCGGTACGGCCACGACATTTACCGCAACACAAACATTTTCTGGTTCGTCTTCTGTCTTGGCGGCGGTTGCTACCAACATTGCAGAAGTTGCGACCGTATCGGCCACGGCTGCTACGGGTACAATTAACTTTGACGTAACCACGCAGTCTGTCTTGTATTACACGTCATCTGCGTCGGCTAACTGGACACTGAATATACGCGGCAGTTCAGGAACGTCATTAAATACGCTTATGTCCACTGGTCAATCCATTACGATTGCCTTCTTGGTAACAAATGGCGCTACCGCCTATTACCAGACAGGTTTTACGATTGATGGAACATCAGTCACACCAAAGTGGCAGGGTGGTACGGCTCCGACATCAGGTGACGCCAGTTCAGTTGACATATATACTTTTAGCATTGTTAAGACGGGTTCGGCTGCGTATACCGTCTTTGGCACAGTAACCAAGTTTGCATAAGGATAAGACGGATGCCAACGATTATCACCCGTGGAGCAGTATCGGCAAAGGCTTACGGCTTTGGTGTGTCTGGTGGTTACAGCGTAGGTAAGTCCCTGCGCTTTCGTTCGTCTGCAAGTGCGTATTTGAATAGGACTCTTGGCACTTCGACCAATGGGCAAAAATTCACATGGTCAGGGTGGGTAAAACGCGGTAAACTTGGGTCAGTTCAAGGATTGCAACACGGCTATTCCGCAAGCAATAACCAAGGCGGAATATTATTTAATTCTTCTGATATTTTGCAATTTAGTGATTATCCAACATCATCAAATGCACTGCTTCAAACTACCGCCGTTTATCGTGATCCATCCGCTTGGTATCATATTGTAGTTGCGGCTGATACAACACAGGCAACGGCTTCAAACCGCGTACTAATGTATGTCAATGGCGTTCAAATTACGTCATTTTCTACGGCAACATACCCAACGCAGAATACTGTCCTTAATATCAATAAAACTTCTAATACTGGTTTAATTGGTCAATATTATGACGGCACAAATAACTATTTTGATGGTTATCTTGCTGAAGTAAATATGGTTGACGGCCAAGCCCTGACGCCATCCAGCTTCGGTGCATACGACACCAACGGCGTATGGCAACCCATCAAGTACAGCGGCACGTATGGCACGAACGGGTTCTACCTGAATTTCGGTAATACGACATCTACGACCACGCTTGGCTATGACACGTCTGGCAATAGCAATAACTGGACGACGAACAACATTTCCCTGACGGCGGGTAGCACCTACGACAGCATGACGGATAGCCCTACGGTTACGTCTGCGTCGGTGGCGAATTATGCGGTGTTGAATCCTATATTTAATCCTAACGGCACAGTTGTAACGTATTCAAATGCAAATTTAAATTATTCGTATTCCACACCAACGGGTGTTGCCAATAAAGCGCCAGTTCAGGGTTCAATAGCAGTAAATTCTGGAAAATGGTATTATGAATTTACTGAAGGAAGTCCTGTAAACGCACAGGTTGGCATTACAACTGGCGTTTTATATGGTGGTAGCGCAAACGGCCCAAATTATGTTCTTATGTCCAACGGCGGTTGGAACACCACCAGTGGAAGCACTCCTGCCAACCCGTCCACTTGGACAACTGGGGCGGTCATTGGTGTTGCATTTAATCTTACAAATCAAACTGTTCAATTTTTTATTAATGGAACAAGCCAAGGAACCATAACTGGCATTACATCCGGTTTAACATGGTATCCAATTATATCTGTAAACACATCTGCAAGTGGTGGCGCAGGTTCTGTTAACTTCGGCCAACAGCCATTCACCTACACCCCGCCAACGGGCTTCAATGCACTGAACACCTACAATTTACCTACGCCTACCATTGCAAACGGGGCGCAGTATATGGCGGCTACGACCTATACGGGTACGGGTGTTACGCAAAACGTATTGAACAGCGCCAATAATACGATTGGAACAACCTTCCAGCCTGATTTAGTTTGGTACAAAAACAGAAGTTATTCTTCTGGGGCAAGCCATCGTTTGTTTGACGTTTCCCGTGGGACAAATGCCTTGTATTCAAATTTGACAAATGCTGAAGCAAACGAAAGTGCATATTATTCGGGAACAATTTCCAACGGGTTTACAGTCACTGGCAACGATCAATCATCAAATTTCAGTGGGTCAACATTTGTCGGTTGGCAATGGAAAGCTGGCGGCTCAACCGTCTCCAACACCAATGGCAGCATCACGTCCACCGTGTCGGCTAACACGACCGCAGGGTTCTCTGTGGTGACTTATACCGCGCCTTCAAGCGGCTCAGCAACTGTTGGGCATGGGCTGGGTGTTGCACCATCATTGGTAATTATGAAGACACGCGCCTATGTTTTGGATTGGTATGTTTATCATCAATCGTTAGGCGGGACACAATATTTAATACTTGATGGTACCGCCGCAGCAGCAACAAGTTCTGTTGTATGGAATAACACAAACCCCACATCAACTGTATTTTCTTTGGGCGCTGGTCTTGCAACAACAGGAAACATGGTTGCCTACTGCTGGGCCGCAGTAGCTGGCTACAGTGCATTTGGATCGTACACGGGTAATGGTAGTACGGATGGCACGTTCGTGTATCTTGGATTTAGACCAAGGTTTATAATGTTCAAACGAACAGACGCAACAAGCAACTGGCTTATTATTGACAGTTCTCGTGGACCATACAATCCAGATCAAAACAGATTATTTCCTAATTTAAGTGCGGCAGAAGACACATCTGAAAATTACGATTTGTTGTCTAACGGATTTAAACTTAGGGATGCTTCTGGATTAGCAAATAATGGTACAATAATCTACGCCGCTTTTGCGGAAAACCCGTTTAACTCGTCCCGCGCCCGATAGGTGAAATATGTTTCTTCATAATGGCCAACAGATCAACATAGACCAGCCCTTCACTATTGGGGATACAAACTATCCTCCAAATTGGTTGCGGGAATCTACGCCTGAAATGCGTGAAGCATTGGGCATTGTTGAAATTACGTGGGGTCCACGTCCTGACGACCGTTTCTATTGGGTTCAAGAAAACATGGATGGGACATATACAACGTCGCCAAAAGACCTGACGCAGTTAAAGGCGACCTTTACCGCGCAAGTGGATCAAACGGCATATAGTCTGTTGTTACCAACGGATTGGATGATTGTGCGTAAGGCAGAAACCAATGTGGCGGTTCCTGATGCCACGACAACTTACCGTGCTGCGGTTAGGGCTGGTGCGCTTGCCAACCGGACGGCAATAGCCAATGCTCCGAATGTTGAAGAACTAATTACGGCGGTTTCCTCACTTACTTGGCCTGTGGTGCAATCATGACATTAGACTGGCAGCAAATTGTTGATATTCTCATTACGGCGGGATTTGCTTGTGTAGGGTATTTTTATGCCCAAATCATTGCAGACGCCAAAAAAGACCGTCAAATGTTGAATGATTTGCGGGTTGATCTGCCAACAAAATACGTCAGCAAAGATGATTTAACTGCTCATTTAAATCGCATTGAAATGATGCTAAACAAGATTTGGGACCGTTTGGAGCAAAAGGTGGATAAGCCATGAGTATTACAACCAATCTTGCCCTAAACGAACCAGCGTATAACAGTACGTCCCCAACGTGGGATCAGCCGCTTAATTATAATGCTACCATCCTTGACCAGATGTTTGGCAACACGACAAGCGTATCTGTCAGCACCAGCGGTTCACCCACTTATACTAACATTACTGCGCCAAGTTCCACGGCAGCGGGTTCCACGTCTCAGGCTATGCGGTTTAACTTGACGGGTGCGTTGGCGGCTAACCAGACTGTGCTTTTGCCACAAAGCGTGGCAGGTATGTGGATTGTTACCAACAGCACAACTGGCTCTTATACTGTAACGGTTGGCTCTAATAACGGAAGCAATGCGTCAGCGGGTACTACGGTTGCACCGCCACAGGGATTTAGCATCCTACTTTATTCAGACGGAACGAACGTCAAAAAGGCGGATGATGGTATTCTAAGTGCTGTTACGGCCCTTACTCTTACGGGCAATCTGGTTGTAGGCGGCACGTCTACTTTTAACGGGACATCTACCTTTAATGGTTCCGCATCCACTTTGGCGGCAATCATACAAAATGCGGCAGAACCAGCCACAATTACCGCGACTTCTGCGACCGGAACAATTAACTTTGACGTTCTTACGCAGTCGGTATTGTATTACACCACAAATGCCAGTGGCAATTTTACATTAAACTTCCGTGGTAACGGGTCAAATACGCTCAACTCCATATTGTCCACGGGTCAGGCGCTTACGTGTGTGTTTATTAACACCAATGGCTCAACGCCTTATTATGCATCTGCCTTTACTATAGACGGGACATCCGTAACCCCTAAGTGGCAGAACTTGGTTACTCCATCGTCTGGCAATGCAAGCGCGTTGGACATTTACACATTTGCCATTATTAAAACTGGGTCTGGTACGTATACCGTTCTGGCTGGATTGGTGGGATATGCGTAATGAAATTTACGTGGGAATTTCCGCAGTTTATCGTTAGCCCAGAATATGATGGCCTAGCCAATGTGGTTACGGCCATTAATTGGGTATGCACGGGAACGGATGGCACTGTCACATCATCTGCATCTGGTACGGCTAATTTAGGTTCGCCAAACCCAGCAGAATTCGTTCCATATGCTGACATTACTCAAGAAATGGCCTATCAATGGGTTGCGGGTTGTATTAGTATGCCCGGCGTTGAGGCGCAAATTGCTTCACAAATTAACCTATTAAGTGAAACAACGTCACAAACCCAACAACCACCATTCTAAGAGGATTCAATGGAAAATCTTGAACTTGACCTTAAACTTACCGTTGCTCACGTTAACACTGTGCTTAAGCATCTTGGTGCTGGCGTCTATGCTGAAGTTGCTGATCTTATTAATCTCCTACATGGTCAGGCAAAGCCTCAAGTTGAAGCTGCCGCCGTTGCGCCTGTTGCGGCGGAACCAGCACCGGAAAACCCACCTGCTGAATAATATGGACTAAGTATGGACCCGTTTACCCTCATCGCTGGCGCGACTGCAATCTATAATAGCATCAAGTCCGCCGTCGATGCAGGGCAGGACGTAATGGAAACTGCAGAAAAAGTGGGCAATCTTTTCAGTAAGGTTGCCCAAATTGTTACTATTGCGTCTACACCACGCAAAAAGAAATTATTCCAAAGCCAAGCTGAGTTTGAGGCTGAAGCGGTTAAGATTTATGCCGCCAAAGCCAAGGCTCAGCAAATGCAGTTGGACGTTAAAAATATGTTTGTGGGGCAGTATGGCCCTGCCGCATGGGAAGGTATTCAACGGTCAGTCATTGAGATGCGGAAGGAAGCTGCCCGTCAAGCTGCGGCTGCCTTGAAGGAACAGGAAGAAAACCGCAAGGATTTGATTATGGTTAGCAGTATTGTAGGTTTTCTGGTATTAGGCATTGGTGCAATTGGCGTATTTCTTATGATAACGGTGAAATAACATGGACATTCTTAAAACTTTTGGACCATTGCTTGGTTCAGTCGCCCCAACCATCGCGACGGCATTGCTTGGACCTGTTGGTGGCATGGCGGTTAAAGCTATATCAAATGCCCTTTTTGGTCATGAAAATGGCACTGAAGACGACATCATGTCGGCTCTTGCTAATCCAACAGGTGATCAGTTGGCGGCCCTGAAAAAGATTGATGCGGACTTCAAAGTTCAGATGAAGTCGTTGGACATTGATCTGGAACGTATTTCCGAACAAGACCGCGATTCAGCCCGTAATATGCAGATTGCAACCCGCGATTGGATCCCTCGCGTATTGGCAGTAGGCGTTACGGTCGGTTTTTTTGGCATCATTGCTTATATTTTGCACTTTGGTCTTCCGGCCACAGGTGGCGAGGCATTGCTTATGCTAATCGGTACACTTGGCACTGCTTGGACTAGCGTAATGGGTTTTTATTTTGGTTCGTCCGCTGGTTCAAAGCAAAAGACGGATGCGCTTACTGCTTCCTTGGGGAACAAACAGTGAACGGTAATTTTGAACAATGTTTAGCCCTCGTTCTTAAATCTGAAGGTGGGTATACGGATAATCCCAAAGACCCCGGCGGTCGTACAAATC